CACCAAAAGTTACACGAGTTTGCCTATCTTTGCTGATGGGCATACTTGGGTGCTGTTCCTTAAAAGGATCGTTTGCAATAGCTTCTTCTCGGTCTTGAGTTCTTTTTGCAAAGTACTCTTCGCGAGATTTTGCGATCTCTTCGGGTATCCTAGCCAGCACTAGGCCGCCAACTCCAATGACTCCTGCGTATTTTCCGTCTTTGACTTGTGGGTAATTAGAGTCAGGATATTCATCCGCTCTAACAAATTCCCAACCAGATCTCAATTTGCCTGAAACGTTCTTCGTATCATCGAAGCCAACGCTCTCGGCTCTTATCCATCTATGTCTAAATCCGTCTGGCGCAGGTGGTGCATCCAGAGATGATGGTGGAGTCCAAACTTTTGGTCTTTCTTTTTTGACCATAGTTTCGCTCGCACGGGAAGTCTTAATTGTATTTTTTTCGTTTACCATATGCCTATACCTCCTTCGTGGTTAAATGTTTCGCATATTCTTCAAGTGGCACACCTAATCTTTTAGCAATTGCTACCTGTGAAGGTGTGAGTCTCACAGTTTTTTTGCGTCCTGTTTGGCTTGGACGTTTCGCCGAAGCTACATTTTGTACAGGTTTATTTGTACTTTCTGTAGATGTATCTTCTTTTATAGCAAATTTATGCGGAAATTCAAGTCTTATTCTTTTATCAATTTCTGCATAGTATTCGTCACTTCTAGGATCAAATCCTTCCTCTTCAACAATTTTTTTATGTAAATCAAACGCAGTATAAGTCATTGCTGAATCATTACCAAACCAATTATTTCTAGAAGCCCAATCTTCTGCTTTAGGATCAGTTTGTGGTGTTTGATTTGTTTGTTGAGGAGTTATTGTAACTTCTTTTTCTTTTACAATATCTTGTTGATTAGATTTAATAGAACCTAATCTAGCTGCTTCTAAAGTTAACTCTGCAATTTGTTGTTGAGCTGAAATTTGAGCATCAACATCTCCTGCATTGATAGCTGATTTAAGAGCTATTTTTACATTATCTAAACTAGATTTAACTCTGCTTTCAAATTCAGAAACATATCTTTGATCTGTTCTAGATAATCTTGATTCAATCTGTTCTTTTTCTCTTTTTACAGATTGAGCATAAGATACTGCTTCTTCTTTTTGTCTTTCAGCTTCTCTAATTTTATGAGTTAGTTTAGCAATACGTTTTTTAACGCTCTCACTATACTCTTCTAACTCATCTTTTTTCTCTACAGGTTTTTCAACCTTTGCTTCAACAACAGGTTTTTCTTCCTCTTGTATGACTTCAATCTTCTCTTCCTTTTTTTCTTCTTCAACGACTTTTGTTTGTTCGTTGTTGTCCAAGGTAACTTCAGCGCCTTCTTCCTCGCCTACGTCTATCATTGGTTCTTTTTTTTTATCTTCTATTGGCATAGTGCCTCCTATGTTTAAATATGATGAAGAACATCTTCAGGATTTTTTATAGTCCCAAGTACTTCGTCATCGTTTAGTAGTCGCACTTCTCCACCCTCTATTGGTAATCTCGAGCCCGCATAGCGAGCAAAGATAACCCAATCTCCTTTTTTACACCATGGACCTGTTGGGTATCTTTCTTTATCGTGATACGCTAATGGTCCAATTTTTAATACATAGCCACAGTTAGTAGCTATTCTTAATTTATCTAATGATTCTTGTGCAATAATAATTCCACCTTTAGTTTTATCTTTAGGTGTAAATGGTAATACTAATAATCTCCAACCTGTTGGATTAGGTAAACTATCAACTAATGATTCAGAAATGTTTTCTGCTCTTATAGTTTTATCTTCAATTTTTTTATTTTCTTTTTGATATTTTTCCTCTAAACCTAGAACGGTTTTAGGTATTTCTTTTGACTGAACATCAGTCGAGTTTAATAACGTTTCCTTGCTCATTTTCCTTAAGCTCCTTTTTGTTTAGCAGGTTAGAGATTTCCTGTAATAAAAATTCGTAAGTACGAATTTGTCCAAGTATATACTTGTATTCTTCCATATTGTCAACACCTCCTGAAGTAATCATGGTTGTTAAATTAACCAATTGAGCCTTCATGTATCTTTGTAATTTACTTGCTACGTCTACTGTTTCCATCTCTTCTCCTTTTTTTTATATTAACAATTCCACTTACGTAGAGATTTATTAATTCTTGAATTTGGATCTCTTGCAGTTTTAGCTGAAGTTAATCTTTTCTTCATGCCAGACATTCTAGCACAAAAAGACTTTCTTCTATTAGCAGCTTTTGAACCTTTTTTCAACTTACTGGGTTTAGTAGTTACAGCCATTGATAATTTAGAACCAGGATTCGCGGCTCTATAAGATGCAATACCTTTTCTATTTAAACCACCAGCTGGATTCTTACCTTCTTTACGTTGCCATGCTGCAGTTCTACCGCCAGATGCCATCATAATTCTACTTTTACCTTTTAATGCAATGTCACCCATTACTTCCAACCTTTTTTTGTAAGTTTTGGTTTTCCTTTTATAAGACCACCTTTTTTATAATGTTCAACTGGATTATATGGTCTTGTTGAATCTTCTTGACGTATTGAATTTATATATTCAAATTCTCTTTCTTTTTCTTGAATTTCTTTATATTTTTTATCTAATTTTTTTTCAGATTCTCTAAATTTAGATTGTTTTTCTTTTGCTTGGTTATAATATTTTTCTCCAACACTTCCACCTTTTTGCATATTTTCACGTTTTGAAAATGTTGAAACATTTGTTGGTTTAGGTCCTGTATTACTAGCTGCTCTTTTTCTTGTGACTGCTGATCTTCTTTGTCCTTCTGACATTGATCTGGCTTTAGCTAATGGTACACACTTTGGATAACCTTTTCTTTTTTCTCCTTTAGATCTTCCACACGGAGCAAAAGAACCATCTTTGCGTTTAGAACCAATATCTACCCATTTCTCTTGAACCCATTTACGTAAACTCATATTAATATTTTTTTGTAACTTTTCTTCTGTTATCTAAAACACCACCACAACCTTTGGCAACACCACCTTGTTTATAATTTGATACCATTTTTCTTTGTTGTGAAATGCTTCCTCCACCCATTTTCTTTTTTCGTCCACCAGGAACTATTTTACCAGAACAAACTGCTGATGCATACATATTTGCATATGCACTTGGATAGACTTTAAATTTTCTTTTAGCAGCAGCTTTTCCTTTTGGGCAAAGTTTAGCCATTTACTTTTTTTTCTTTTTGGTTTTCTTCTTTACCATTTTACCTGATTTAGTTTCTTTGTAACCTTTTTCTTCCATGGCATATTCTTTAGCTTCTTCAGCTTTAGATTCCATACCTTCATGTTCTTCTGACATATCTACATAACCACCTTTAGATTTTTTAACTGCACCTCGTCCAATTAAAATATCTTTGAAAGTTACTTTGCCATCTTTGTTTAAATCAGGAAATGCTTTTCCACCTTTAGCAAAACCTGTTCTTGCTATTCCACTTCCTCTTAATTGTTTTCCAATTCCAGCCATTATCTTTTACCCTTCATCATTTTGCCTTTTTTCTTCATAGGCATTTTTTTAGTAATCATATCTGCTTTACCACCTTTTTTCATTTTTGCTCTTGGTCTTATACCGTAATCGTTTCTCATGTTTTCTCCTTATCCGTTTTCTTGTTCTTTGTTTACCGGTTTATTTGCCATAGTGCGTGCCACCGATTCTGCACTTCTGCCCACAACATAACCTCCAAGACCTATTTGAAGAAGTGTCCAAACATCACCTGGAAGAGTTATAGTTATAGAAGCTTTAAAAAAAAATAAAATTACTGGTCCTAATACATAATTCCATATTAATATAAAAATTAATACGTACATTAATAAAGGTCTCCAACTAGCTGCAAACCATCCAGCTTTAGCTTCTGCTTCAATAATTTTAGCAGCAGCTTGTAACTCTTGTGTATTAGATTGTAGTAATTGAGTTTGTAAATTTGCTTTTAATTTTGCTTGTAAATCTTTATCAGGAACTGATTTTTCAATTGTTTTAAAAAGAATTTTTGCTAGAGGTGCAACAGCTCCTAACATTTGAATCATGGTTTAGTACCACTTAGCTGATCTTTTTTTCTCCGGAAGCATTCTTTTTTGTCCACCCACTGGCTCTACTTGTGTTTCTTGTGGATTAGAAACTTCTACATCAATTCCACCTTTTAAAGTTCCATCTGAATGTGTGAATTGTGCAAAATCTACTTGATTTCCATATGTAGATCTCTCTGATGATAAATTATTATTTACTGAACCACCCATTGCCATTTTTTTTCTAGACATTCCTGCTTCTGATAAAGCAATTGCAATTGCTTGTTTAGGATTTTTTACTTTTTCTTTTGATTGACCCATGTTAAGTTCACCTTTTTTGAACTCTCTCATTACTTTACCAATCTTTTTTTGTTTTGAATTCATTTTCATAGTTATAATATACTCCTTTTTTAGTTTTTAACAATAATTATTGTATTTTCTTGTTCATATCAGAAAACTGTTGTTTTGCAATTGAAGTTGCAGCTCTTAATTCAGCTAAATCTTCATTTTGTTGTAGTTTTTCTTGTGTATTCATCTGATTCATCATGGCTCTCATCTTATCAAGGTTGATTTTCTCTTGTCCTTCTTTAGATTTTCTAGCATTTTCTTGAGCCTGAAGATCTAATTCACGTGATTTTAATTTAGCGATAGGATCATTATCAAATTGTGATGTAATTCTTTGCTCTTCCTTCATAAATTCATCCATCATTTCAGCAATCAATATTGCTTTTCTAGATTCAATTTGCATTTGTAGTTGTTGAACTTGCATTTGCATTTGAGGATTTTGTGCAGCCATTGGATCTTGAGATAATTGTTGAAGTTGTTGCAGTTGAGTTGTGAATTCTATTTCAACTTGTTCTAAAGCCATCAAAGAAATATGTTCAAAAATGTTTTTCTCTAATGCACCCATAATAACTGGATTATTTCTTGCCATGTTTGTAGACATGAAATTTAAATGTGAAGTGATATGAGCTCTATGATCTTGTCCTCTAAATGCTTGGAACGGTTGTCCTGATAAAGAATCAATATGCTCTAATGCAGGATCTTTTGGTGCTGGTGGTTGAGGTACATTTAAAATTTTATCTATATCTCTAACTCCTAAAGCTTCATACATTTTTCTGTAAGCTTCATATAAATTATGAATTTGTGGATTAGATTGAGCAAGTTGTAATTGAGTTTGTGCTAAACTAATTCTTTGAGTTTGTGAAAATATATTTGGATCAGCAACTGGAACAATATCTACTCTGTCATCAAAGTCAGTTTGTTTAATAGTTCTTTGTCCACCTACAACATCATAAGGATATTCTGGAGGCAAGTAGAGTGCAAACACTCTAGATAATAATTTAAATTCTTGTTTCATTGAAGCATACAATCGTTTGTGAATTGCAGACATTGTTCTGCTGCCTCGTTCCAATAAAGCCACCGTCGTACCTACTGCTGCTTGTTGATTTCCATCCCCTATTTGTATGTCAGCAATTGAAGCAAAACGTTGACCTGCTTGAACCACAACACCCATTAATTGTAATAAAGTTTGTGAAGGTTCTTTAAATGGTAAAGGCATAAATGCATCTCTTAAGTTTCCTCCAGGCGCATCTACATCTCTAAACTCTCCAGGTTGAATAGGTTGTGCATCATCTCTGACACGAATACCTCTTTGTTTAAATCCTGATGGTAAATTAGATAATGTTCCAGCATCTAATAACTGTCTTAATGCTGATGTAGCAGTTCTAGATAATCCACCAATCATATGGATTAATCCAAATCCATAAAATCCTAAACCTGGTAAAAATTTAAAGTGAACAAAATATTGGATCTTCTGTTTTCTAGGATCTCCAATATTATAGTTTCTACGAATAGATAAAATTTCACGAGAGCCTTCTTCTATCGTCACTATGTAAGGAAGTTTAATTCCAGTTATTTCCCCGTTGGGATCACGATCTTCAAAGCCCTCGATATCTAAATTTACATGACATTCTATTAAAGTAAAGATGTCATTATTTTTTTCTTTTCTAATTCCTTCTAATTCTCTCTCTTTGGCTTTTAATTGATTATCTACATTATCCATTGCAGGAGATAATTCTATATCTCTATAGAAACCATTGACTTGTTGTTTTCTTAAATCGTTTTCAGTTGTTTTAATGACATGCATTATAGCATCTGCATCATCTAATGATGTTGCAGAATAAGGAACTATTAAATCATCTGCAGGTATAAATTTTGAAACTGCTCTTTCAAGTAAAGAATCATAATAAACTTTTTTAAATGTAGATCCTGATAATGGTAAATAAAATAACATCTGATCAAATTCAGGTTCATATTCTTTCATCTGATCCATGATTTGATAATTCATAAAGTCTTTAACTCTATTTGCTTGATCTTCTTTTTGTCTATCGTTTAATCCAACAACTTGAGTTCGCACCGGTCCGTCTGCTGGTAATAATTCTTTGTAAGCTAAAGCTTGAAATTGTGTAACTGCTTCTGCAAGAACTGGGTGAGTTGCACCACTCGCTCCTCTGAAAGGTTCTGTTCTTCTTTCATATTTAAATCCAAGTAGATCTAAACCATCAGTATAAGCAGTTTCCCAATCTTGACGTGAAGATCTATACTCTTCATAATTTTGAAAAAGTTCTGAACCTAATGGCATTAAAACTTCTTCTGGTAATAGTTCTGCTAAATTTGCAAAATGATCTGGAGTTTGTTCTTGATTAAAAGCTGCTGGTTCAAAATTAATTTCAACACCACCATCTTCCATAGGTGTAATTTCTGTATCTCCTTGAGAAGGAATCTGTTCTTGAGTTTCGATAGTTTGTTCTATTGAAGCTTCTGGCCCCTCAATCTCAATAGTTTTTCTAACTTCGTTTGGAAGTGATTTGTCTATAGTTGCCATTTAATTTTCCTGAATTTGTTAATATAACCTTTTTATTTGGAACATTCAACCCTTGTGGGTTAGGTCCTCTTAGTGGTGGTATTGTTCTTGTTAATTTTTTCATCAATAATAACTTCTCTCTGTTCTTGGAAGTTCCTCATCTCTATAGTCTTCTGGGTGAGAAATCAAGCCACCTTGTCTAAATCTCATAACAGCTTGTGTCATAGAATCTACTAAATCGTCATGATCTCCATATGGAAAGGATGCACATTCCTCAATAACCTCTTGTGCAAACTGTTTAGATTTAGGTGCCCATATCATTCCAGATTCAAATAGAGGTGCAACAGCATTCACTCGTGCATGTTTATCATTACCTTTACTTGGTGAAAAATTAACAACGGGTATACCCATGCTTCTAAGTTCATAAGTTAATGGAAGTCCTGATGCTTTCGCTTCAACAAGAACTGTTTCAGGTTGCCAATACATATATTGTTCGTGGGCCAGGCGCCTTAATTCTGGAAACTCTAAACGCTCTTTCCTCGCATCTAGTAAAATTAATTGTGGACCAGAGTCCTCATTTAAATGAAACACGCCCCAGGTTGTGATTGCAGAATAATCCGCGGTTTCTTTTTTCATGAATGCCGTATCATAAGATTGAATGACATGTTCAAGAGGTGGAATATATTCTTCTTCCCAATCTCTCCACCACTCACGTTTAATGATTGCTCCTTCTTCTGCAGTTGGATCTTGCATATATTGAGCATTCCATTTTGCAATACCAGCAGATGCTTTAACCGCAAGTAAATCTTCTAACTTCCAATATTCTGGCCATACTGGTTTACCTGATGGAAGGATCGCAGGAAACTCTATCACTTCCCATTGATCTGCTTTTTCTTCTGCTGCTTGGGCCTTGATTAGTTGTGCTGTTAAATCTTTTGTACTCCATCTAGTCATAACTAAAACAATACGTCCACCAGGCTGAAGACGCTGACGAGGTCCTGAAGTATACCACTCATATGCTTTATCAAAAGCTGTGGCTGAATTTACATCTTGCTCTGAATGTGGATCATCAATGATGAGTAGATCAGCACCTCTACCGGTCACCGCACCCTGGACACCGACAGCAAAATATTCACCACCTTGATCCGTTTCCCAACGGCCCGCGGCTTTTGAATCTTCTTGTAATCTTGTATTAAATATTTCTCTGTATTCAGAAGAATCAATTAGGTTTTTAGTTTTACGACCAAAACGTACTGCGAGCTCTGCAGTGTGAGTTGCTTGAATAATTTTTAGTTTAGGATTATTTCCTATCATCCAAGCAGGTAAAAAGTAAGAAGCAAATTCAGATTTTGTATGCCTAGGTGGCATATTAATAATTAATCTTTTTAATTCACCAGATTGTAATCTATTAAATTTATCTGCTACTTCTTTATGATGAAAGCCTTCAATAAAATCTGGCCAAATGTATTTTACAAATTCTA